GGAGGCGGCTTTTGCTCCACTACGGGGGTGTCCCCCCGTCACCCCCCCGCCGCCGGAGGCGGCTTTTGCTCCACTACGGGGGTGCCCCCCCGTCACCCCCCCGCCGCCGGAGGCGGCTTTTGCTCCACTTTTTTCAAAAGTGGATAAAGTGGATAAAGTGGATAATAAACCTTTACTTTATAGACAAAAAACAAAAATTTCATCTAATGACTTCCTTTGTTCTACAAACAAAACAGAAAGAAATGATACAGAAATAAACAAAACACAATACAAATATTCTCTGATACTTCCAGAAACACTAACAAAATCATATTCTTGGCAACCAATAACGCTTGAAAAAATACAAGAAAATATAATTTCTCCACTCACTAATGATACAGTTTCAAATCTAATGCAATATAAAAATTATATTTCAACATGTAGTGACTATTATAGTGATACTGATACTGTTACCGGTACTGTTACTGATACAGGTACTGGTAATGACACATATACTGATACATATAATGAATCAAAGTCTGTATATTCGTGTAATAGTGATTCTTCAATTGAATTTCCTTGCCTGGATTCAAGTTTCTCTGTACTTGTAGGAATTGGAAAAACTGAATCAAGAAAAATAACACTATTAAATGAATACAACACAACGCCAACACAAAAAAAAATAATGGAGCTCATTCATAATGATAATACTGCAAATGTTGGAAATAATATATTACGTGTATCTACAATGTAATTTACTGCAACTACAACTGCAACTACAACTACAACTACAACTGCAACTGCAAACACCCCGTTCAATTAAAATTCGTAGGTGTATTAGGCAGAGGGGGACCAACATGTTGCGCAACAAAAGAAATAGGTATAACACCTACATTTGAATTAAAATAATCAGCATTAATATAAGTTGAATTTGTGTTATCACCAGACAATAAAGGTAATTTGATAAGTGAATCAATATTTTTTACATAATCACTTAATCCCCACAAATTATTCCAAACAGAACTAACTTCATATCCATTTCCCGTATTTAAAGCAAAAGGACAATTGTATTGTGCCGGACTATTCAAAGCAACACAAGGATTACAAGGTTCTTTCAAAAATTGAAATCCAGATACCAATTTAGGTATTTCTTCATTAGATATAGGTGTAACTTCCTTATTCATATTTCCATATATAGAATTATATCCATCATATACAACTTTGTGTGGTGTCGATTCCTGATTATCTTTATGATTACTATATGAATCATTTTGTGGTATATAACATTTTACAATATTATTCACATTTTTTGGCATATTTTTTGAATGACCTATAACAGCACCATTCAACAAAAAATTCCCTTCTTTTGTATTCCAAGAGAGAAGTTGTTTGATGGCATTTTCATTGTAAATCGTTTGTGCGTATGCCAAAGATGACTCTGAATCGTAACTTGTAATAATATTTTGTTTTAACGCATCAATATACATTTGTTGCACTTCGGAAGACCAAAACCATTTATTATTTTGTATCAAATATTCAACATCTGCAGGTGTTGCTTGTTGTTGAATAACATTTATATCAAAAATATAATTAGGATTATGTGTTTTTTCAAATTTGTTAAAAGCATCTATTGTTTCTTGAGGCCATACATTCCTATTCTCGTTCTCTTTCCCGTTCCCGTTCCCGTTCCCGTTCCCGTTCACATGCCCATACCCACTCCTATTCCAACCCACATGTCCACTCATATTCATAATCACATTTTCTTGTGACCTAAACCCTTCTTTTTTTTCAGAAATATTATTTTCTCTAGAACCACTATGATAAAGGAAACCAGTAGGAAGTAAAGTTAAATAAATAATAATAAAAAACATTCCTATTCCAACAGCCCATCGTAAATCAACAAGACCAACCAAACATACAAAGAAAATTAATCCAAAAATTCCAAAGAAAGAACGAAACATAGAGAGAAAAAAACGAGGATAAGCAACTAGTAATAATATAAAAAATAACATCATAAAAAATAAAGCAAAAAAGAGATTGTTATTTTTAGGAAACACAAAATAACTGCTTGAGGCACCGCGTATCAAAGCGGTTTTGACAACATTTGTCATTTATTTATACATATACAAGTTTTTCACAAGTTGAAAAAACTTGTGAAAAACAATAGGACTACTACATACTAGCTGTAATTACCCTAATTTCATCTCTAAAGCCCTAAAACCTTAAAGCCCTAAATCTCTAAACATTATAATATACATTTTTTTTAACGCTTGCTTTAACGCCTGCGATGTGTATAACTGCGTCTGCGTTTTCCTCCTCTTGTGTGTTTTCCTCCTCTTCGATGTCTACGTTTTGTTTTTCCTCCAAAAGCCATTTTATATATTAAACAAATATTTTATTATTTTAAATAATTGACATTTCTTAATACTTGTTTCTAAAATACTTGTTTCTAAAAAAACTCCAATCAAAAATAAAGAAAATATTTCTTAATTCTTTCACACATTGTGACCAGTTATCCGCCAATGTTGGTATATAACATAAATATGTAAAATACTTATTTTGTTAGCATAAATGATGACAAAATAATTACTGTTTTATAAATTTACGTTGTATAAAAATGGTAACACCCGCTATTTTTTGATTGTGACTGTTGAATGTGAGTAATGAATGTGACTAAAAGGGTTAACTAGTAGACGGATACTGTTGTTGTGTGTACCATGCAGGGGGAGTAAAATAAACAGGAGTTAATATAGCAGGTGGTGTATAATTTATTCCCGCACCAGCATTTGTATTTTGATTTCCAGGTACACGAAACGGAAAAGGTTTTTGAAAGCCAACTGGGTTCTGGCAACGCCTTTGAACTTGCAAAGTATATTGACTGGAAGTTTGAGGAATAGTCAAATCTTTTGTATACCCAGCATTAGAAGATATAGTAGAAAAACTTTTCAATTTTGCTGGTGTTAAATGACAGCCAAGAGGTCCGCCAATAACTTTATGTCCAACAAATTTGTCCGGTTTATTTGTATTATTGACGCAAATATTGGAAGCAGCAATAGTTTGAGTATATAACAAACTACTAGCAGAATCAGTTTGATTGCCTGTATAATTAGGCTGGACGACAAAATTAGGATACACTCCATTGTTAATCCATCTATACTTCTTCTCTAACATTCCTTTAGTTGATAACACAGAAGGTTTAATGAAAGAACCTTGATTTCCTAAAACGATTGCTTCAGTAGCATTAAAAAAAGGTTCCGCATGATAATATCTTCCATTATTTCCTCCATTACCTTTAGCAAACTGTCCTACAAAAGGAGTTCCTTGTTTAGAGAAAGCATATGACTTACCAACATAACCAACATTTCTTGTACCACCATTCAAAGAGAATCCAGCTCCAGAACTAACAACATTATCAGTAGAGCCAAAAGGTCCTTGTCTAACCCATTCACCATAACCCTTGTTACCAGACCTTCCGGAACCATATTGAATAACACCTTTTCTTTTAAATGCATGAATACTCATTTATATACGTTTATATATTTATATATTTATAGAAGAAAAGAAATACTGTTCGAACCTTTTTTCTATTCTAGAGATAAAATAACATTCTTCTCTCAATATCTAAATTCATAGAATGAAAAAAAAACATATACAATTTTGTTCCAACCAACACTGACAACAATTTTTGTTTTTGTTCTAATGAATATACTTTGAAAAATTCCATCAAAATAAAAGAACTTAAAATATAATAAAACGATTTAAAATGAACTTTACAAGGTAAAGAATTCTTTTCTCTCATCTCAGGACTGAGTAATAAAGGAGAAAAATTAGAAAAAGGAAAATAAATATCTACCATGTCATTTTTAATTTTACACATTTTCAAAGTATTTACACAAACATAAATAGGAAAGTCATGAACATATAATACTAGAATGTCTGAAGTATTTATATTTGTCAAACTATAATTCTTTGATTCAAAATAACGTTGTTGATTGGATAGAGACATTAAAAAATAAGATGCTTTTTCAACACATCCATCTAATTCTTTTTGTTGAGGTTCAAAAGATTGAAAAGAACTAGCAAAAATAGAAATATAGTATTGACCTTTATCATTTTGAGAGAAAGAAGCCCCGTTTTTCAAACAAGGATGAGAATTCAAAATGGATAACAAGAGAATATAACTAGACTGTGATTGTTCTTGATTCAAAAATATTTTGATATTATCCCTTAAAATATTTTTCTCTATAATAACATGCTCCATAATAATAACTATGAATATAAGGATTAACCCTTTGACGCACAGTGACCGGTTATAGTTATCTGCCAAATTTGGTTGATAACAAAAAGATACAAAAAAAATATTTTGTTAGCGTTCTTGGTAACAAAATAATTTGTTCATTTTAATAATATTTGCAAAAAATATTTGCAAAAAATAGTTGCAAAGATTGTTTTAGGATGTGCGTCAAAGGGTTAAAAATACACGCATAAAACTTGTATAAAACTTGTATAAAACTTGTATAAAACTTGTATAAAACTTGTATAAAACTTGTATAAACTTGTATAAAATAACATAAAAAAAATCACAAGTTATAATAGTTAAAAGCAAAATGTTTAACATAACCAATCGTTGTAAAGTAATACACACAAATATAAATAAATGTTTATTTTGTAAAGAAATAGATCATAGTTTAGATGAATGTATATCTGAAAAAATAAAAATGTTAGATGAAGAAGCAAAAGATGCATCTTATTTCAGTGAAATAGCTTTCAAAGACAATATATTTTTGAAAGTATGGTTGCATACGAATAAAACAGCAAATTTAATAATATTAATGAAAAAAAACAACTTACAAAGAATAGAAAAGAGAGAAAACTATACAGATGAAAACACAATAATTTGTAGAAAAAAATATATAGAAAAATTATTGCACCATTATAGTTGTACAAATAATAAAGAAGAAAGATTTTTAACTCAAGAAAAACAGAAACAATACAAAGAACTCATACAGAGACTAAACTTTATTAGAATAAACGGAAAAACATGGAGTTACCCAGATAACATTATCCAACAATTATATCAAAAAATGAATGCCTACAAAAATGAATGCCTACAAAAATGAATGTCTAAAAAATGAATGCCTAAAAAAATAAAACACTCAACAAATTTATAAATCATAAATCATAAACACAACGAAAAGTCAAACAAAAAGAATAATCCATGTTATTCAAATCAATAACTCGTCCATAATTATCCAACAACTGAATATGTAATTTTTGAATATCAACAGGTCCAAAGTATTGTCTAGGAGTAGTAATAACGGATAAATTGTTTTGATTAACAATATCAAAGTTTACAGTAGGATTTTGCTTTATAACTGAAATACGTGCTAAAATATTATTATTCAAAATAGAACTAGTTAAAGCATTATAAAATCCATTATTAACATTATTATTATAGTCATCAACGACTAAATAAAGATAAGTCAGTCCCATCAAATTTATCAAACCCTCAGAAATATATGTAGAGTTATCAATATATAACCCAGCACGATAACCAATAAGCCATCCAAATTTTAGTTGTAATGGTGTGCCTAAATCAATACATCCTTGAATGTTACTTTGAAAATCCAAAGAAAAATTGACTCCATTAGATGTTTGTATAACCATTTGACCCGAACCACTGTTATTTGTATTATTTTGAATAAATACAACGGTTGAAAAAGGAGTAGTATTCAATTTTGTCAAAACATAATTATTCAAATAACTAATCAAATCAGCATTTGTATAATCTCCATCGGGAATAACAATAACATGAAAAAATGATGTATCATTACCAAATGTATCTTCTGTTCGTAATACAAAATAATTGTTTCCTAAACTACAAGAAATAGTATAAAAAGAAGTAGGTAATTCAAAACACGAAAGTTGCATATCTACAACATTTGTAAATACATTTGGAAGGTCGAAGTAAAAATTAGATGACGAGGTTGTGTAATAATTGGGTCTGAAACACGTATCAATATTTAAATTTTGCGTAATGATTCTTTTTTTCAATGGATTAATTGTTCCAGAATAAAACAAGTCAGGAAAACTTTGTGCGTATGGTGTTACTCTCTTATCAATAATAAAATTGTTTCCAGCATCAGTTGTTTGTGATGGTCTTAATGAAATGTCAGAATTATATATATTAGCTTCTTGTACTTTTTTTAAAATACCTCCGGTCACATCAGAAGCTAAAATCTTTCTTGCTTCCATAATAAAATTCATAATTTGGTTTTTCATAGATTGGTTTATATTTTTGTTTTCATTGATACTGCTTTTGAATTGAAGTATGCTGTTATCTAAATTAACATTATCATAATTAGAAGGCAAATTAAATATTTCTCTCAATTCTTCATTATTGAAATTACTAATATCCAAATCAAAATTCATTATATTATTCATTTTACAAGTTATGAATATAATAAATATATATATATAATATATATATATATATATATATATTGTCACAAAAATTAGAAACAAAAAATAAAAATAACAACAAAAGTTAGACTAGCATGGTTTCAAAGTCGTCTTTGTCTATTCAAAGTCGTCTTCGTCTAAACAAATATCCGTTTGCAGTTGTTCCTACTGTTCCATATCCCGTGTTTTTGTTGTAAACATAGGAACCATGATTGTGTGTGAAGCACAATGTATTATTACAATTATTAAAAGGACCATAACGTGGAATATAAGGTCCTTGTGAAAATTGTGTGGCTCGCGTTACAGGCGTAAAAACCGAAGTAGATGATGCGGGCATTTATATATTATATTGTAAAATAAATAAAAATATAATATATAATAATAACTTGCTATAACTTATAATAACTTGCTATAAATATAAATGGAAATGGAAAAGGAAAAAGAACTTTTGATTTGTTGTCCTAGTTGCAAAGAATTTATAATTATAGAGAAATTGAATTGTGGTATTTTTCGTCACGGTATTTTGAAAAGCAATGGAAATCAAATAGACCCTCATGCAAGTGAAGAACAATGTACGTATTTGAAAAAGAAAGACTTAATAATAGGTTGTGGAATACCATTCAAAATTTCTCTAAAAAATATTGACATAAACTCCTACATGACTGTAAATGAAGATACAATAAATGTTGAAATATGTGACTACATTTGAAAAGAAACACTATGACTATTTATAAGACATTAGTTATAAAACATTAGTTATCAATCATTACTTACCACACGAACTACATCCTGGTTGTCTCATTTTATCAAAAATAGAAGAATTATATCCAACACTCATAGAAATTCTATTAAATCCATGACCACTCCTAAATCCTATAGGTTGGATTCCACTTCCTGAATTATTTGATATATAGGAATTATTTCCATTGTTAACATTGTTTTGAATAATCATTTTCATTCGTGGAGGCATATAAATTTACCAAATATTTTAATTATTTCCACTTTATCCACTTTATCCACTTTATCCACTTTTGAAAAAAGTGGAGCAAAAGCCGCCTCCGGCGGCGGGGGGTGACGGGGGGACACCCCCGTAGTGGAGCAAAAGCCGCCTCCGGCGGCTGGGGGTTCACAAAGTTTCTTGCTTCGCTGAGAACGGGGGGGGGCACAAGTTCTGACCCCCGTAGTGGAGCAAAAGCCGCCTCCGGCGGCTGGGGGGTGACGGGGGGCACAAGTTCTGACCCCCACCCCGTAGTGGTTGTGTGGATTTTATATTAATTTATTATTACATGAACCATTTTTAACACAAGACAAATAATATTCTTTAACATGACCAAAAAAAGAATTATTAGAATTGATCGCTTGTTGAAGAGCACATTCTGTGCGTTCAACAGAACTTGAACCTGATAATAACGACTCATGAAAAATTTGATCTTCTACATTTGTATTTTCACTACAAGAACATTTGAAATCAGCTAAAATATCAGCATAAGTCAAAGTATGAACAGTTCCATCATCATATAAAATAGTATAAAAGTCACCATCAATAGATTGAATTAAAGCTCGCACAACAAGACCATCTACTAAAAAATTACTGTATATATAACTTCCAACATCATAGTTACAAGTATTACATCCAGGTTTGAATAAGTCACTCGGAGCATAATAACTTTGATAAATTAAATTTTCATTTAATCCTGTTGGAACAATGGGGCAGTTACAATTATTAACTATGCTAGTTTTCATCGTTTTACCACCATAAACAGGAAAAGCAGGATTGAAAGGTATAGGTTGACCAAAATTTGATGGAATAGTGCCACGACGAATAGGTCCTTTGCCTTTCAAACGATCTAAATAACGATAATAAGAATTGTGTTTAATATCAACTCCCAGACCTCCAGGTGTAGAAGCATTTGGACGATTGCGAGTAATTGTTCTACGTGTTCTACTTCCATGTGAAGATACATTTACAGGCTGACTGTGACGTTCATATCTATCACTCATTTGATTCCAATTCACGTTATCAAATGTAACTGGATATTGATAAACATTCAAGGCTCCTAAATTCATAGTATAGAGAGAAGAAGGCACACGAACTGTATTTTGTATAAGTTTCAAACGCATGTATTGTGATGCAGGATCATTTGCAGCTAAGTTTCCATTACAAGACAAACACATTAAATTACAAGTGTTATCAAGATTACTGTTATTATTATGTGATGCCATTTTGTTATTATAATATGATGCCATTTATAATATAATAATATAATAATATAATAATTTCCATTACGGGAAACATAAATTGTGACCCCCTACCCGCCTTCGGCGGCTTTTGCTCCACTACGGGGGTTCACCCCCGTTCATAACTTGTGACCCCCCCGTTCTTAACCCTTTCACGCATACTCAAAAAATAGTAATTGTTACCATTTTTTATAAACAATAATTATTTTGTTATCATTTATGCTAACAAAATAAGAATAACGAATCTTTTTTTATCTACCAAATTTGGTGGATAACTGGACTCTGTGCGTGAAAGGGTTAACGAAGCAATAAACTTTGTGAACCACTGCCGCCGAAGGCGGCTTTTGCTCCACTACGGGGGTGTCCCCCCGTCACCCCCCGCCGCCGGAGGCGGCTTTTGCTCCACTACGGGGGTGTCCCCCCGTCACCCCCCGCCGCCGGAGGCGGCTTTTGCTCCA